TCCCTCAAAACACTCTCCGCTGTGTCCTTAACTATTGGGGTTATATTAATTAAGAGGGCTTTGTGGGTATTGGTTTTTTTTACATCGAAGTTTAAGTCATGTACCATATTTTCTTCTTTAATCAGATTAACCTCAAGGGCCTCATCTATAGCTTTGTTTAATGGCTTTATGTGAGTTTTAAACCACCAGTCTATCTCATACCAAGAAACGCTTTTGTCATGCCAATTTACATATATCAGTTTGCCCCAATCTGGCCTTTCAATCTTTTTCATAATTTTAGTATCCTTTTCAATCCCTATTATCCGCATGTATAAGACTTGCTTATGGATAAATCAATTCATTAGTTTTCTTACATTTGTAAGTCGCATCGTGGATTTTTATCACTTGCTCACTCTCAACCTTGTCTTGGAACTTTTCGTGGTCAAATAATGTAAAGCCAATTATGGCCATAAATAACAGCACTGTAAATATATATAAAATCGTTCCGTCTTTATCCATATCGTCTCCACTTAATTGGTTTAGTTAAGAATTCACTTTGGCTCTTGTACCATATCTCTGCTGACTTTTCCGTCATATAGAATTCGTCTAGTTTCCATCTAAGTCCCTTATCGTAAGAATATAGCCATCTGTGGAGAGGCTCCTCTTTCATTATTTTAGGTGGTCCTTTTGGGACCCTTGGTTTCCTCTTTGCCATAAGTTTACTCCTCTGTTTAAAAAAGTAGGGGCCAGTCGCTACTCTGGCAAATATTATAGGATAAGTCTGTTATAGCCGACCTCATTAAATCCATGCATTGCGTTTCTCCAGTGGTGCATCTAGTGCTTAATGTCTGTACAAACGCATCACGCCCACAGCTTCCAACGCCGCCCTACAAAATCTTGTTTCGTGTATATGTGATCTTTACAGCGTCTTAACAAATGTCTTGATTATTTCCATTCGGGCTGTATCAGCCATCTGTAGTCCGATCGTCGTAGTTATGAAGTTCAAATTTACAGACGCCTCATCTATAGTCACCTCAGCAGTCGCTGTCGCTCTTTTGGTAACGGTGGTAGCCGTACCGACCTTCTTCACTAAAAAAGTCAAATATGGGGCCTTCAGCTTCTTCCCTGTGGCCGACAAAACTCCAGCTCGAGCAAACTTGCGCTCAATCTGTTTCCAGCTAGCGCCAGACTTACGTAAACGATTTACCTTCTTTACTATCTCTTCATCTTTAGTCATATATAGACTCCTTTATATTGTTTGGTTTACTTGTACATATCACCATGCGCTGCGTTAAGCAAGAGATTATTTAGGCTCGGAGAGGGGGTTGACCTAATACATCCACGCGCCACCCTGTAGTTTGGGGGTACCCCCTTTGTATTATCTATGAGTATATGTCATCCCTATCCTTACATACATGCATATACTATGCCACGTGCTCACATCGAAGGAGAAGCATAGCCACCTTATGCATATAACATGCCAACTTAAGCATGCCACCAATTCATAAATAAATAAACATATAATCACTAGTGCATACACGTACTTAACATAAATGTAATGTAGTATTAAATGTTATATTATTTCTTATCACCACCAAAACCACTACAATCAACCTCAGCTAGGCACAGGAGGAACAGGCTAGGCACAGGAAAGGCACAGGTAAAAAAAATCCCTTGTGCCCAGATAAAACCTAGTAATACTAACCAGATGAGTCATATTCTCAGACCTAAGGTACTAAGGTACAGGCAAAATGGCCGAACAATATATATATATTTAAATATTATATATATTACAATATTACAATATTGTAATACAATAAATAATTTTTTTTTTATATTAAAAGGCATATTTACTTGTACCTTAGTACCCTACACCCAATCTCCCCCAGATTAAAAGAGTCATATTATACTACTTACCTTAGGGCACAGGGTATTTTCAAAAGGCACAGGTAAAAACATTGCCTGTTCCTAAACTCCAAAAAACCCCCACATTTTTTTTACATGATATTCCGCAGTATTTACACGTTGTTAGAAAATACTTTAGAAAAATGCTAAAGTTTTGTTGCAATGCACCGAAACATTTGTTACAGTGAAAACACGATCAACTTTGAATTTTAAAACAAAACAATTTAAACCACGGGAGAGTAAACGATGAGACAGATAACCATAGAGGTCATAGCCATATTAATAGTTCTAGCCACTGGCGTTAATACGATAGACGACATAGCCATGAGTCATGCATTAGCTGACGAACGTACTGAGAGACTGGCTGAGTTAGAGCGCATCAACTCTAACCTGAACAGTAACCAGTACGAACTCGATGAGAGCGAATTAGCTGAATTGAACACACACTGAAGTCGAAACGCCCCGGAGGAGGGCGTCTTAGGCTAATGGCCTAACTGATGAGACTAAACTGAAACTAGGAGAGAAAATATGAGTGAAATAAAAAGATTTAAAGTTAGATGGTATGACTCTTTAACAGGAGAGGGCGTTTTGAGAGAAGTTGACACTAAAAAAAGTTATGTATTCTATGCTTGTAACTTTAAGCATGCAAATAGCATGTTTCCGCATCTTGTAACCAACGTGAGTCTTGAGAAAGGGCTAACAGTTTATGGCATAATACCTGAAGACATTTATACGCTGAGAGCTTGTGGTATTGATCAAATGCAATACCCGACTAAAGAGCTAATTATGGCTCACGATTATAAACTTGAGGAGTAAAAACATTAGGACGGGTAAAACCGTCCAAAATTTAACTAAATTAAAACTAGGAGATAAAGTTATGAGAGAAGAAACTATTACAATTAAACATTTTAAATTCGATGAATTAAATGAAAAGGCAAAGAGTAAAGCCATAGAAAAACTATGGGATTTAAACATAGAGTATGATTGGTGGGATTATATATATGAAGACGCAAAAAGAATTGGCTGTAACATCACTGAATTTGATATTGATAGAGGTTCTTTTTGTACTATGGACTTTTCCAATGATTATCTTATAGATATTGCAAAAAATATAATTAAAGAACACGGTGAAGCTTGCAATACTTATAAACTAGCAAGTGAATATATTATAAATCACAAGAGTGCTTATGATGCGGAAACTGATTCTGTTCCAATGTCCCTAAATAGGCCCTTTATTGACTCTTTACAAGAAGAATATTTAAGCATGTTAAGACGTGAATATGAACATTTAACAAGTGAAGAAGCCATTGTTGATTCGATTGAATCTAACGAGTATGAATTCGACGAAAATGGAAACTTAAACTAAAAACATCAGGACGGGTAAAACCGTCCAAATTTTAACTAAAACTAGGAGAGGAAAATTATGAACTCAGATTATACAGATAAAGACGGGTTTGAAATGATAAAACGAGCTGAAAAGTGCGATATGTTTCAAATACCTTCAGAATTATTTGCGCACAATAGAGGCGTTGAGATTAGACTAGTACATATTGCGTATGACCACACTCACACTAAATCTGTGTATTTCGTAGACGGAGACAACGGGGACAGTTATGGCCAATTCAATACAATCGAAAAAGCTAGGGTTAAATTTGCGCAAATGATTAAACTAACTGAAAAAGAAAGGGGAGTTTTTGATGAATAACACTCAATTAATGCTAGCGAGTGTTTTTAATAAATAAAACATCAGGACGGGTAAAACTTAACTAAACCAAAACAAGAGAGGAAAATATGAAACATACTAATGGACCATGGAAAATCAAAGATATTGACCCCAATTGGATTTATAAAGGCGCGCATTTAATATGCAAGGTCACTGATTCTAATGGGGATAAAAACATAACAGATAGAAATATGGCCAACGCCCAGCTTATAGCCTCAGCGCCGGAATTATTGGAAGCACTTGAGCACCTAATACATTATGACTTTGGTGATTCTGTGGGTGCAATAAAAGCAAGAAATGCCATTAAAAAAGCAAAGGGGGAGAAATGAAAATACACTATATGGAGCGGATATAACCGTCCAAAATTTAACTAAACTAAAACAAGAGAGGAAAAATATGAGTAAATTAGACGCCAAAAGTATTTTAAAAAGTAAATTAGGTAAAATTAAAACCGAAATGGAATTAACAAACCGTATTGCTAGGCTAGAGGCCATAGTTTTAGAGTTATTACCTAACCCAGCTAAATGCGAAGCTTGTAATGAATTTGCTAAAAACATAGATGAAGAGGAATTTATGTCTATGACTGATTATTGTTTTGACTGTCAAAAGGACCTTGGAAAATGTATAAAAATATTAGTAGTGAAACTAAGCAACCAATAGCAGGCTATCATATTTCAGGATATGACTGGACTGCTATGATAGAAGTTCATTTGAGGCTGGCACACGATAAAAATAATAACTTGCAGTATGAATCCGAATCTAAAGCCAATGCCCAACTAATAGCCGCAGCGCCGGAATTATTGGAGGCATTGGAGCTATTGGTCGATGCACTTAACGAAAGCGGAGACATAGAAAATATTAGTTTGGATATGGGAGTGTCTATTTTAAATGCCATTAAAAAAGCAAGGGGGGAGAAATGAATAAAGCTGAATTAATAAGCAAAATCATTATAAGTTACACTGAAAATGAGGGCCAAGACGTTAAAGCTCTGAAAATTAGAAAACTTAGAATAAAACTAAACAATTTTACCGTTGACGAATTAAAATTATTTTTAAAAAACAGAAAAAACTAAACAAAGGGAGTTAAAAATGAAGAGTTTAAAAGAATTACTAGACATATATAAGCCAGAAGTAATCATAAACAGCGTTGAAAAACACGAATTCGAGGGAGTTTTAAGAGATTCTTTAGGTTTTGACATACCTATTGACGGGTCTTTTGATGTTCACGCGAATTTTGATGAGGGTTACACTGAAAACATAGAGGTCTTTAAAAAAGGGACTGAGATTAAATTTGATGGGAAAATTTGTGAGTTAGTTGGAGAAGAACTTGATAGTTGGATTGATTTTGACCATGAGGCCCAAGAAAATGCCATTGATAGAGCCTGTCATCTATATGATCAAATGAAAGGCGAGGGATATTAATATGAAACAACTAATTGTATTTATATTATTGACCTCATGCGCTCCAAAACAGAAGTCTGTTATAATTGAAGAGCCAGTTGAGAGTCTGTGTTTATCACTTGAAGAGAATATACCTTTAAAATGGTCTCAAGGTGCTGCTTTTGGGCCTGTACAAGTCGATTTATGCCAGTTTGAAAGTGATTACTGCTTATTATTTCAAGCCCTAGACACGGGTTTGAGTGCCCTAGACTGCTCGACTTCAATTTTTGAAGAAACTAGAACTGTACTTTAACGAAAGGAAAAAAGATGTTAGAAATTATAAAAACTATAGTCATGATATGTAATTTAAACAATACGAATGTCTCTACTTATGGCTCCAAATGGGCTGATGTAACTCAATGCCAGGCCTTTTATTTGAATTGCGTTGAGAGTGAGAGATTAAATTATAGGAAAAAAGGCGTGAAAGGGAGCTACGAGACTCTTTCTCAAATAGGTCTGAATTATTGTATTCAAGACCTTCATAAAATTTTTAAAAATAAAGATAACAAGAAAGTAAAAGAGGAGAAAAAAGATGCAAAATATTCTATCTAGACTTTTTTCTGTTGTGATCAGGCTGAGGTTTGCCTTGAATGCGTTTTATTTTTGGCTGAAAACCAGCAAAAAATGCCTTCAAGAGAGATTTTTCCTTAGGAACAACGGGCTTGGGCGCTTTTTTTTCTTTATCAGCCATGGTTCTTACTTCCTTTTGAGAGTATTGATAATTTATATGATGCTATCATATGTAAGCTATGAGCCAAAGTTTTTAAAGGAATATTTTAGTTATTGCCGCAACCACTCAGATTGTACAATTTTCTAAAAGGTTTTGACAATGCGAGGGGTCATACTTAAACATAGAAACTCTAAAACATCAGGGGGAAACATTTCGGACTATAACAAAACAGATTACATCAAAGAATTTCCGAGCAGTATTGATGTTTTTGGCATTCAAGATACCTGTCTCTTTTACAAGGACTTAGTCACTAGAAAACCAGAGAATAAAGAAGAAGAAGAGTATATTTTAAGGTATGTAGCCAGTTTCCCTCGCAATAATGAGTTCCAAAACCTAAGAAAAGAGTTCATTGTTTATGCTGATTTAACTAAAACTAGGCATATAGAGGCCTTAAGATCATATAAAAAAGACGGTTTAGCTCCAACTTGCGACAAAATAGCAAGATCAAATAAAAGTTGTCTAAAATGTCCTCATTATATAGAGGACGATATACTAAGCCCTTTTGAAATAGTCGATGACCCCTTTGTTCAAATGATTTCTCAGGGTTTTAGGGCTGTAAACTTAAAGAAAAACCCGGTACTAAACAGGGAGCTTGTTAATTATTATAAAGAACAGACTGATTACATAGCCCTTTCCGATGCCTCTGGGATCTATTTATATAATGGCGCGTACTGGGAGCGTGGAAATAATATGGATATTGATGTTTTTTGCGAAGAAAATGTTAACAACCCAGAGCCAAAAAACGCTGAGGTTCAAGAGTTTAAAGCCAAAGTCTTGAGAAATAATGTTGAGGACAGATCTTTTTTCGATAACAAAACAGGGTTTATCAATGTTGGAAATGGCATTTTTGATGTTGAGAAAAACAGGCTCTTACCTCATGATAAATCTTACGGGTTTACTTACAAAACTAATTTTGATTATAACGGAGAGGCAACCTGTCCTATGTTTAGAAAGTTCTTATCTCAAGTGTTTATCAGCAATAAAGAAGTTATAAGTGTCACTCTTGAATTTATGGGAGCGGCGCTAGCTGGAGTTCCAAATAAAGTTCTGGAAACTAGTATGATGTTCTACGGTGATGGATCTAACGGAAAGTCAACCTTTGTGAACGTACTAAAACAAGTCTTTGGAGCCGCTTCTGTGTCTGATAAAACGATGACAGCCCTTGCAAAGCCAGAGCAAAGAGTAGCTCTTGAAGGTAAGATTTTAAACATTGGAGATGAAACAGCTAAGAACTCAATGCTGTTTTCAGATACTTTCAAACAACTAACATCGGGCTCTAAAATAGACGTAAAAAGGCTATACCATCAGCCATACGATATCGAGTCGAATGCTAAACTTATCTTTTTATGTAACGACTTGCCAAAAACTACAGATAAATCTTATGCGTTTTTGAGAAGACTTTTGATCATACCTTTTCAAGCCACCTTTAAGGATGAGTTAGGCAATATAGACAGACATATAGAGTCCAAGTTGATCAAAGAATTGCCAGGCATTTTTAACTTGGTAGTTAAACACTATAAGATTTTAAAAAAGAACAAATTTGTATTTAGTAATTGTGAGGCTAGTGACAGCCTTAAAAAAGACTATGAGTTTGATAACGACAGTATGAAGCTCTGGTTTGACGATAATTGTGACTTATTGAAAAATGGCTCTCATGAATATGAAGATGTCTCTTATAAAAAGAACGTACTTTATGACAACTACAATATGTTTTGTCAAAGCATGGGCATACCACCATTAAACAACGCTAATTTCTTTAAGCAGATGAGAAAACAACTAGAGGAAAACTTCAAAGAAGTACATAAAAGAGATGATAATGGCCGATATAGAGTTATCCATGGCCTTAAACTCTTATCTTTACATAAATATAAGCTAGAAAGATTACATCAAACAAGCCCGAGGAGATGGTGATGACTAAAAACGAGAAAGTAGAGGCTTTTAAGAGAATGCTAGAGCTTAAAGAAGACAGGGTATTGGCTCTTGAAAAACAACTCTCTAAAATAGAGAAAGTTCTTGGCGAAGACAAGTACATGACCCATAAAATTAAGCTTAATAGCATTAAAAACATAGTGAGTGAGTTCGTATGATACCACCTCTCTGGGAGCATCAAAAAAAAGCAGTTGATCTTTGCTTAGAGCAAAAGAGATTCGGCCTATTCTTTGAGATGGGGACTGGTAAAACCAGGACCATGGTCGAAGTAATTAAAAGAATTCAGGGCAAGGTTATTATCTTTGCCCCTCCTATCGTCTTACAAAACTGGAAGGATGAGATCATAAAATATTGGCCTGAAATAGTCCCGGCTCAAATACTCATATTAACTGGGACTGAAAGACAGAGATGTGATCAAATAGCGAATTTTGAGGGAAAGATCATAGTGACAAATTACCACTCAATGTTGATGGTGGCCCTTAAAGCATGGCTAAACAGTATAAAGCCAGAGTGTTTAATTTTAGATGAGTCTCACAAATGTAAGTCCTTTAAGTCTAAAATATCAAAAGCAGTTCTCAACTTATCTTTAGGTGTAAAATACAGGTATCTTTTGACGGGAACTCCTGTGACTAATAGTCTTGACGATGCTTTTATGCAGTTTCAGATCATGAAACAAGATGTATTTAGATGTAGAAGTATAACAGAGTTTAGAAATATATATTTTAAGGACAGAAACTCAAATAACCCTCATATAAAATGGCCTAAGTGGGTGGCTACTTCGAGAGGCCTTAATGAAATACCAAAACTCATGGGTGAGAATTCCATGAGCGTGAGAAAGAGCGAGTGCCTTGATTTACCTGATTTAGTGAAACAAGAAGTCCGTTTTGAGCTATCATCCGATCAAAAAAAGGCCTATAATGAGCTGAAAAAGGACTTTATTAGTTATATTAAGAATGAAAAAGAAGAAGAAAAAGAAGTTATCGCAACATCAGCCGCAGTCAAACTCATCAGACTCCAACAAGTCGCTTGCGGATTTTTTAAACCAGAGAATGAAGACCCCTCAGAGTTCAGAACAAACGAAAGAATCAAAGCCCTCTCAGAGATCATTGAACAAACGCCCCAAGATAGTAAAATTATCATATGGGCAACGTTCAAGAAGAACTACGAACAAATAAGAAAGCTATGCGAGTCATTAAAAATAGATTGCGTAGAAGTTCATGGCGGCGTTTCTTTGAAAAACAAGGGCGTTAATATAGAGAGGTTCAAAAGCGATCCGAAATGCAGAATTTTAATCGGTAATCAGAAAGCCGCTGGCATAGGCATTAATTTAATTGAAGCCAGTTACATGGTGTACTACTCTAAGAACTTCAGTTTAGAGGATGATTTACAAAGTGAGGCAAGAAACTATCGTGGGGGTTCAGAAATCCATGAGAAAATAACTAGAATTGATATCGTTGCAAACAAAACTTGTGATGAGTTAATTAATAAAGCATTAAAAAACAAAGAAGACTTATTAGAGTCTATCTTAACTATAGGAGATAAAATATAATGGACAGACAAGTAAACGTAGAGGAAAACAGCAGCAACTACAAAGAACTATACCTTCAAAGGAATGGGGAGTGTCTTGAGCTGAGGAAAGAGATTGATAATAATGACTGCGTAGTAGCTAGAATGACAGAGCAAAACTATAGACAAAACATACAACTACAGGTTTATAAAGAAATGGTTGACAAGTTGTTAGATAAAAGGTTATAATAATAGAAACAAAACAAACATAAGGAGTAATGAATGAGTAAAAAACTAGAGACTAAAATGGCAATGTCAGACTACAGAGGTCATGAAAACACTTCTGCGAGTGAGTTAAAATTTGCCTTAAAATCAGCAGCCACATATAAAGCCTATAAGGACGGTAAGATTATCTTTAAATCTACGGCGTTAGATGTTGGAACAGCGGCCCACGCTGCTATATTAGAACAGGATTATTCACAATATGTAGAAGGTCCTGATGTTAAAACGAAAGCCTCTAAAGAGTGGAAAGCTTTTGTCGCAGAAAATGAGGACAAGGTAGTTTTAAAGCCTGATGAAATGACTATGATCAAAGAGATGTTTAGTGGATTTTTCAGTCACAAAATAGCAAAGAAAGTGATTAATGGTGGTAATCCTGAGGTTTCTTTATTTGCTGAGGGATTCAAAGCTAGGTTTGATTACTTTGTTCAAAGTGAGGAGGGTGATTATATAGTTGATTATAAAACAGCTCAATCTGCTGATCCTAAAGATTTTCAAAGGTCTGTTTTTAAATACGACTATGACTTAAGTGCTGCCCACTATATGAATATGGCAGAGCGAGTGACTGGCAAAAGGCCTTTAGACTTTATTTGGATTGTCCAAGAAAAAACAGCTCCATATTTGGTCAATGTATTCAAAATATCTGAACAAGTACTTCAAAATGGACAAGCTAAAATAGCTATAGCAATGAAAAACATTAACGAAGCCAAAGAGAGTGGCATCTATAAAGGTTATTCTGAAGAAATAACTGAAATAGATTTACCTTCATGGGCCTCAGTCAGAGAGGAGTACTAATATGGGACGAGTAATATTAAATCTTGGATCCACATGTTTCTCTAAAGAAGAGTGGGCCGAAATGAAAAGACTTGGATATAGTCGGGCCGACATCAGGTTGACTATAGTAGATGCTGGAGTTGGAGAGCTAGACTTATTAATTGGAGGGCATTTAGCCCAAGAAGAAGTGGAAAAAAACTATAAAGAAAACTCTGAACGCGAGGAGGAATAATATGGGACAAGTAGTTGAAGTTAATAACGCTTGGTTATCTGAAGAGAAAATTAATCTACTAAGACAGACTTATGCTCAAGATCTTGGAGACAAACAGTTTGAATTATTCTGTCATATAGCTCAAAAAATGGACTTAGATCCTATAAATAAAGAGATATATGGGATGGTTTTAGCTAAAAAACTAGTTATAGTTGTAGGCATTGATGGATTTAGAAAGACTGCTCATAAAACTGGCGACTATATGGGTATGGACAAGACAGATATTGTAAGGGATGATGAAACTAATAAGATAATCTCTGCATCTTGTACTGTCTATAAAAGGGTCCATGGTGAGAAGTGTGCCTTCCATGCTGAGGTTATATTCTCTGAGTACAACAAGGGCCAAGGCAACTGGGTTAAAATGCCTCAGACTATGATAAGCAAGGTAGCCGAGAGTCATGCTCTTAGAAAGGCTTTTCCGGCACTGAGCAATGTTTACACTCCTGAGGAGCTAGACAAGCAGGGAGCTGACTTTGAAAGCGATAGAGCAAAAACTTTAACTGACAGGTTCGTAGGAGAGCCTGAGGTGAAGGCTAAAAAATATATGGATGAAGTAGAGCTTGAGCCTGAAGATATAGAGATTGAAGTAAAAGAAGAAATTAAAGAGCCAAAAAAAGTAAAACCTGAGGAGGTAAAAAATGGTAAACAAAGTAATGTTAGTGGGCCGATTAGGAAAACAGCCAGAACTAAAAAGCCTAGACAACGACAACAGCGTAGCTAATTTTAGTGTAGCTACTAGCGAAAAATGGGTTAAAGATGGCGAAAAACAGGAGGCTACAGAATGGCATCGGGTAGTATGTTTTGGCAAGCTAGCCGAAATCTGCGAAAAATACCTCGATAAAGGTTCTCAAGTATATGTTGAAGGTAAACTTCAAACAAGATCTTGGGAAGATAAAGAGGGGGCCAAAAGGTATACTACTGAAATACTAGCTAAAAGTGTTCAGTTCTTATCAACTAAGCCAAGCGGGGAAAGTAACGAAGAAAAATTCTAAAACATAGGAGCGATATAATGATTAAGAGTAGATCGAATGAAGAAGAAGAAGCCGGGAATGATGTTTTTATCCGAGGAATAACTCATGACAACTGGACCTTCATAAAGAAAAGGTCCAAAGAAACAGGTTATTTAGTAGGTGAGTATTTCAATGCCTTGATAGAGCAGGAGATGGAAGAAATTGAGCAGCACGAAAAAAAACCAGCTAGAAAAAAGCTACGAAAAGCAGTTCGTAAAAAGACTAAAACTGCTACCGAATAGCTTTTGGCCAGACAAGCCCATTGCACAAGCCAGGGGCATAGCCGACAGGATTGGTTGTGTAAATGGAATTTATGTATATCTAGAGTTTAAGAGAGAAAAGAAATCATTTGTAAGCAAGGTCCAACTTGCTTTTTTAATTAAGGCCAATCAAGCCGGAGCATTTGCCAGGATAGTCTGCCCAGAATCAGGAGCAGATGTTTATGAAGATATAAAGAAAATAGCTTATGGAAAGGTGAGGGGCTTATAAAGCCCCCCATGAAGAGAAGTCCATCCATGGACAGACGATTGTCTTCCTATATTTTAATGTACATCTGAGAGAGAATCAATATCATCCTCAAAAACATCAAGATCTTGTTCTATAGCGCATGTAATAAATGCTTGAACTGTCGTCAGGAAGTCGTTACTATCCAACATCTTTTCGGCTTCGACTATCAGGGTCACAGTCCTTTGAGAAGAGTCATACTTTAACCTAATGCTTACTTCATCATTATCCTCTAAACTCATTCTCACCATCCCTGTAAATAAGTTAATGTATATATCCATAAACTTAACACGTAGTTACGTAAAATGTAATCTTTATGTATAGCATTGACAATAATTGTCGGTTATATAGTTAAACATGATGAAGAAACGTAGAATATTTGCTTTAGAGCTAGCTTTGTTTATAATAGTTTTGACTTATTTTTTGATAGGGGTAGGGTACACTTTCGCGTCATGGGAGGCCCGATGATTTTTTTACACTCTTTGATCGGGCTTCTCATGGTATTTTCATTTGGAGCAAAAGCCGATATAATTGAAGACTTAATTATAGCTGAGGCTATAGTCCAGAAAGTACCTGTTCAAGTCGCCTTAGCAATAGCTAAGACCGAATCAAGTATGAAGCAATTTAAAATTAGATATGAAGAAAACGTAAAAGACTTCAGTATAGGGGTATTTCAGGTCAGAACTGCTACAGCGAGAGAAAAATGCGGGGTTAAAACTATAAAGAACTTGATTAAATTGAGAGTGAATATTAGGTGTGGTGTGACCTATATTAAGTATCAAATGACTAGATATAAAGATATAAGGCACGTAATTCTGGCTTACAATTCGGGGAGCCTGAGATATTATAAGGGCGAGTATTTAAACCAAGGTTATTTATTGAGAGTTTATAAATATATAAATGAAAACAAAGGGAGTAATAAATGAAAACAATACTAATAATAAGTCTGCTTTTTTTAGCAGCGTGTAGTTCACCAAAGAAGAAAAAAACATATGTAGCAAGTCAACCAATTGAAGCCATTGACAACGCGTTTTTCAATGAGACTTTAAACCAAGCACTTAAGGAAACTTTAGAGCTTGAAGAAAAGCGCAAGAGTAAAGTAGCGCGTGATTTAGCCAGAGAGCGAGCCGAGTTAGATTGTGAAATCTTTGAAACAGAGTTCACTGATTATGAACTCACTTATGATAAACAAGATGCAAGGATAAAGAAATGAAATACATTATTATAATATTATTATATTGTGTTATAGGTTGTGACCAAAATAAAAGCTCTAAAAATACGCAGTATCAGACACCACGGAATACTGTTAATAATCGAACCAATCAGTGTACCGAATATTTAAACGGACACAGATATGATGTTGATTGCCCTATGGTCTATTGTTCAGGCAATCTCTATGGATGGGTGACTTGTCATTGGAAATGATTAAAGTTTTTTAGGGACGTAATACTTTTCTATGTATTCGGCCACGATCTCAATGAGAGCATGTTCAAAATGCTTGTCAAGGTCTCTAATGCCGTTCTCGTAAAAAGAAGCGTGGAGATCTTCGTGGGCAACGGTTTTGATCATAGAATACTCTGGGTTTTCTGCGATATATATTTTCTTTGGATCATATAAGACAAACCCATCATGATCAGGGCTGTTGGGGTCACTCTCTTTCAGGTAATAATACCTATAAGTGTGCCTCCCAAACCTTTTGCTTTTGGGCCTGTAGTCGTTCATAAAAGTTTCCCTATCCATCGACCGTGTCTATCTAAGACCATGGGCTCTGGCTTCGGGACTCCATCAGTTATAGACCCAGCCCCTATAGCAACTTGCTTACTTATTTGCTTTCCATAATCAAAAGCCGCGATTCTACTATTAATTAAACAACCAACCTGAAGACCAAAAAGACTCTTTCTTAGGCTGTGCATATACATTTGAACAGCCCATAGCTTCGTGTGATAGTGACCCTGGACCACATTCATTCCAAGATCCTTGATCACATTGAGAATATTAGCCCCTATCCCATGGACAAACATAACCTCCTCATTATTGCAGAGCTTAAGAACCAACCTGTCGTGCCAATTCCAGCCCTGAGGAGCCTCGAGAGCCTCTCTATACCCGACGATAAACTTCTTAGGAATGCCGCCTGTCTTGGCCTTTCGCTTGTGTAGGGAGCCGTGGTTAGACTCAACCACATCAACCTTAGGGAATAGATTATAAAGTCCTTCAAGCTGATCTATGGCAAGCTCAAGCTCTCTATCAGCACTTGGCAGATTAGTAGAACTCTCATGATAACTCCAACTATGCCCGTCTATTTCGTCTCCTATATGAACTACTTTCTGAGGCTTATATTTTTGTTTCATAGCCTTTAGAAAGGGGACCGCATCTGGGTGCATATATGGAGCGTGAGTGTCTGAAATAATTAGTATTCGACTATATTTCATGCACTCATCATAAGCATAAATGTAAGATACTGTAAGGCTTTTATTGATATTGTGACTCAGTGTTTAAGTTATTGGCATCTCAGATCGAATATAATACTATATTAGATAGCAACTTAGAGGGACACGAATGGCCGATAAACTGCATGACTGGAAAGACTTAGTTTTACTTGAGATGAAAAGCTTAAGAAAAGAAGTTATTGAGGGACGAAAAGATATAGCAGGTCTAAAAACAGAGATGGCTGTTCTAAAGGTTAAGTCTGGAATTTGGGGATTTGCAGCCGGGGCAATACCAGTTGTGGGCAGTCTGTTAATTTGGATATTAAAGAACCAACTAAGTGCCTAAGTTTAGCCATAAATCAGCCATGAAATTAATGAACTGTGATAAGCAGCTTATAGACCTAATGAATGAGGTTATACTATATTACGATTGTATAATATTGTGTGGTCATAGAAACAAAGAAGACCAAGACGATGCTTATTTTTCAGGCCACTCAAAAGTTAAATATCCAAAATCTAAACACAACAATACACCATCAAGAGCTGTAGATGTAGCTCCATATTTTGCAGAAAAACCCCACATAAGATGGAATGACACAGAGAGTTTTTATCATTTCATGGGTTATGTAAAGGCTGTTGCAGACAGATTGAAGATCAGGATTAGATTCGGCCTCGACTGGGACTCTGATAATAATTTCAAAGACCAAACTTTCTTTGACTTGGTCCATATCGAGCTGCTAGATTAGCTTCAATTTAATAAAAACAATGCCGATTGTACCCCTTGATAAGAGGGGTTTTTTTTATACTATTTTATCTTTTGAAATAGATCTTAAAACTAAATTAACTACAGTCAAGATTGCAGATAATTTCGCAGGGCCAACAAATGCTAAAGCAGGCGGATAGATTAAAATCAATCCCGCTGCAATGTTGGACCACATAGTCTTAGACCAATACCATTTTTTTTCTTTCATATTATTTCCTTTTGTTAATCCTTTTAATATTCTTTAATAGGAACAGTGAAGTTGAACCTGATGGCATCATTGTTTGCAAAAGTTATGGGCACTGTCGTTGATAGGCTAGCTCTGGCTGCGTAAGTTCCCGATACATCAATAACGTAAGCCGTAACATCGGTCGCGTTTGCATAAGCAATGTACCCGCAATAAATACCAACCCCAGAGTCAAACACTGTTATTTGTCCGACAGGAGGGTTGGCAATACCTCTGAATCTCCTAGCATCAATATTAAACCCACTAGGCAACGTTATATTTCCGTTCCCGGTCGTAGGTGCTCCCGTGAATGAGATCATGCCAAGGCAGCTAAGCCAACCATTTGTGAGAGAGTATGACGTTTGTATTGTGGCGTTGTCCCAATTTATTGTTGAAGTTAATTCGCCGAGGTACCCGTCTCTCCTCGTAGAAAAGTCACCAATAAGAACATGATCCGGGGCGGCCCACGTTCCCCCGCTGGTAAACGAGTCCCATCTTAGTCTGCCTAAAAGCTTTATGGTACAGCCCGTTCTTGCTGTAGTTGAATAAAGCTCCCCGTCTGTATCTGAGTTAGTATCAATTAATGTTGTAGCAACTGCGTTGTCGTTAGTCTCATGAGCGCCAGCAGTAGATACAGCTATTTCTAAATTAGTTCCATCATATATAGAGTATACATACACGTTGCCAACGAACCCGGAGTCAGCGTTATAACCAAGTGTGGCTCCACTTGGAATTGTTATGCTCTCGTCAGCGATATAACTTAGCTTTCTAAAAGAGGCCGATGTTGTGGGGACATTTGTGTGGAGAGCATGAACAGGGCCAGTTGTTGAAGGGGCGCTGCCATTTGCCTGTTTTAAGTTTATAGTTAAGGCCCCTGCGTTCACCGAATAGGCCAAGCCAACATTTTCAAGAGAGTGCCTTGCATCTAAATATTCTCTCCCCCTAAAAGGTGTCATCAATTTATCGTTATCCGTACCAGCCTCAGCCTCAGCTTGGTTAGCCAGTCTAGCAGTATTTTGCTGATACCCTCTTAAAGGAGACAAGAAAGCAGCGTTATTAGTTGCTATCTCGGCCTCTGATTGAGTAGCTAACCCGGCATCAGTAGTGGTAAAATCTCTCCACTCTAAACCAGTAAGCCCAGCGTTAACAGAGAGAACGGAGGCCCCAGTATCAGGATCAGGTACTGTAGGATCAAAACCATTTAAAGTTTGTTTCATTTTTACAGCACGATCTATCACTTCATCAAGCTCTTGAGTAACTCTAATAATTTTATCTAATCCATCTTCATGAGACTCTGCTGGGAACTGAGAGTTTCCGTTATAATCTATATCCTGAGTCAATGGATTGGATCTTTTAACTAAAACCTTATCGGTAGAGAGTGGAGCTACTATAAATTCAACATCAGTAGCCGGAGAACCCGTTAAGGTATAATCAACCCCTAGTGATTGAGTGGTCTCAGTGGCAGGAGTCACGCTCTCGTCTCTTACTACTACTACTATTTCAGCAGAAGTTTTAAAATCAAAAGGTATGGCAAACGTAGTATTCGATCCCGTCCCTGTATATAATTGTTTAACTACCTCATTCGATACTGCCATTTTTATTCTCCTTTAGAATAATTCTTCCTTTTTTAATCGTCTTTGTCTACGTCTTTCTTTCTTTGGATCAGCCATCTTTCTCGCGTGATTAAAAATCATCTGATCTGTAGCCCATCTGCTATAGATGAGGTTATTTCCGGGCGTGTTTCTTATTAAAAGGTTCATCATTTCCCCAGATACAGGCTTGTTGTTAACTATGCCTTGCTGTATAGTCTTTGCTGCTCTTGAGGCTTCACTTATAACAGGCCCCGCCGCAGTATCAAGAAGGCTATTAAAATTCATACCCTCTCCGAGAACCATGTCAGCATATAAACCCCCGGCTCCTCCCCTTACAAATGCTTTTTGCCAAGTCTCAGCATCAAAAGGATCTCGAGGTTCTTTATTCTGAGAAAACCTCACGGCAGAGTCAGCGGCATAAGCCATAGCAGTAAGGCCTGAAATAGTCCCGGCAACATTCGCAGCGCCACTAAGGTTATTAGCTCTAGCATCCCATATTTGGAACATTGTATTGAACATCTTAATAGGAACAGACTTAAATTGTAAAACACTCCTAGCAACTTCTCCAGGTATAGTCCCGGCCTTTGACCCTCTAGTGATAAGAAACTTTTCTTTTTGTCCAGGCTGCGGAGATCCGGCTTCAGCAGTATCTATTATAAAGTCTCTGAAATTATTAGCGGCATTCCTGGCCTCAACAGATGAATCAAGTTTTGTAATCTGTCTTATATCTATTATCTTTTGTCCGTTATCTAACTCAACAATACCTTTGGAAATGAATTTCATATCAGCGTCTTCTATATTAAAAGCTGAAAGAACTTTCTTTAACGATGGATGAATACTTTTCTTTACAATCTGATTCGCAACAATCTTACTCGTAGATAAACTAACCGCTGTTCTTGCCATCTCAGTTTGGGCACTCAGCCCAGACCATCTAAAAAACATTCTCATAGCCTTCGTAGTGTTGCCTGCCAAAGCATCGTCCCCGGCATCAATTCTTGAATGAAATATCCCCATCATATCATTAGCCATAAGACCAAAATATTCAGCCGCCATTTTCCTTTGGCTCTTTGGAAAACTACTGACAAACTCGTTAACAAGCTTTCCACTTGTCGAAAACATATTTTCACCAGTCCTGCTGGCGACAACTCCCATTGATAAAGGGAGGTCAGTAAACGCTATAGCAACAACGCTACCTAATTTAGAAACAGATTGGTGTGCCCTAAGTATTCCCGCCGCCTGAGCTAACATATCATTGGCTGGTATATCAGATTCTCCTGATACAGTATCAAACATTCTCTCTAATTTATTTCTTTGGTTATTAAACTTTTCCAGAGCTGTGCCTTTAAGCCCAGCCCCCATTCTTTTAAGATCAGCCTCAAAAGCAGCCCTTGGGTTGACGCCAAAGAACTCGACTAAATTTGTTGTCTTAGCATATTTGTTTATTGACGAAAGCAAATTCTCCGAGAAGTTACCCTTGCCTAATTCTTTATTATAGCTATGAAAATTCTCGGGGCTAGAGAAGTGTAGTTTACGAGACCCCTCTATTTTTGCAGCCCGAGGGCCCAAGTCTTTAAACCCAACAAGAGTATCGTTAAGACTTGTTTGGGCTGGGTTATTCCTGCCGTTGACGATGTCATCAAAGGCGCCTCTTAACATAACTAGTTTTCCGGCATCACCATCTGCGCCTGGAAACGTTTTCTCGCTATCCAACAAAGGTAATATTTTACTGGACCAAGCCTTAAAAGATTCGTCCATTGTAGAACCGAGATTTCTTATCTTAATAGCGTCATGAGATTGACTCACAATAAAGCCCTCGAGAGATCTAATGTTAATCCCAGCGTGTTGAGCGTCTATAAGCATTTCGTCTTGTACAAGCCTAACAGCCTTTGCTATAGCCTTGGCGTCCTCACTAACATTTAACTTATCTATTTCTGGCTCAGACTTTCTCAATTCAGACAATACTTTTGCTATTGAAAGATCCTCATGGCCACTATGAAATAGTTTGACCCTGTCCTCGTCAAGTAATTGCATTGTAATCATAGACATATAATGATCTCTTTTGCTAGAAATCTTTCTATCAATGGTAGACAAAGAGCCTTTTGATATTCCTCTAGTCCCTAAAAGAACAGACTCCATAGCCTTAGCTTTGTTTGGACCAAGAGAATCATATCTTTCAAACCTAGACTTTCTTTTAACAAGGTCTTGCAATAATCTTTGTTCAATGAACTCAGCCAACTCCTCGTTAGCCTCCCTAGCAGATTTAGATTTTGCAGTTATTTCTCCCTGATCTTTAGATGTTTTCCTAATGGAGTCCATCTTGTCAATGATCTGACCCAACAACTTAGCATCAAGCTTTTCGCCTTCGTGATTCTTTAATATAGCCTTTAAACATTTCTTATTCGCCATTTATCCTCACACATACTTGAGCTTCTTTTAAGAGCTTATCTACTTTAGTCTTCTGAGACCTTAACTCTTTAATTACTTTTAAAACCTCTTTGTCCGAAGCGTCTATTTTGCCCTCAGTATCTAAAAACTTAACCGTTTCATCAAGCTCTTTTGTAACATTGGATATTTCAGCCACGGTTGGTTTTTTATATGGAGCTGACTCTCTATTCTTTATAACAGACTCTAACTCAGGATTATATAGAACATCACTTTTAAAGCTATGCAGTTGATTTGCCGTCTCTCGAACTTCGCTTGGCGACATCTTATTTACAAATGATTTGTCTGGTTCCAACACTTGATTAACTTTTGACTTAACATTATTAAACAAAAATACTCTGTTATTATCTGCCGTTATGCCTGAGGTTTTTGACTTTCCATTCTCGAGGAAACCATCAAGACCACTCTTTCTAAACAACTCGTTTAAACCATCTAACGATTCTTCAAGATAACCGTGTATTTCTAGTTGATCGCTTAACTCATCAAGAGCCTCTCTCGCCGTTTCAGCTTTGTCTATTTTATCAAAGTCTATTTTTTGTCGGCCATCTTTTATGAACTCTTTTATAATGCCTTGATATTTTTTAGGCATAGGCAAGTCTATATCTAATATGTTTTTCTTTCCAAGATCTATATCTGATATAGCCCCTTTAACTCTTTTTGTAGCCCCCGCCGCGAGACCATTAGCCACGGTGAGGTTGTCTGTCATATATGTTCCCTGGCCTCTCCAGTCGCCAATAACTTGCTTTCCAGAAGACAAAGACTCAGTAAGGTTTTTACCTACAGAGAACATTCGATTTGTTTTGCTGGTTAAGTCTAATTTTGTGTATGAATATCCTTGCTCATGAACGTATTTAGAAATCTTTCCTATATCGCTACTTATGGATTTTATTCTTAACTCTTCCGGCCTAACGTGAAAGCTTTCACTAGATTCTCTCACTAAGGACTTATAAACAAAATCAAGATTTACTTTCTTGTCACTAGATAATTGCGAATGAGCGAGCTTTCCGTTTGTTTCTATATGTTCTACACCATGGTTAAAGTCTACATTAGATGACCTTGACTTAGCTAACCTAAAAGCCTTCTTGCCAGCAAACATTAAGCCCGGAAAAGCAATAGCCCCCGCAAATATATTAGTGGCACTCTTAGCTAAAGAAACCTCAGCCCCATCATCTAATGATGCCACCACATCTAGAGGTTCAACAAGAGCATTCCCTATAACACCCTCTACAGCCCCCCTAGCAAAAGCCTGTCCAGCAGTTGCTTTCGTTATGCTAGCACTAAGGCCTAGTCTTGTAGCTGTCGCGGCTGATACTCCAAGAGCCCCAACTAAAACAGGAGTGGCCAGGGATATAGCAACTCCGGCCCCTATGTTGAGAGGGTCTATTACATGAGGAGCCATCCCAGAGACAAAATTACCAACACTATATGCTGCCCCCTGAGGGCCTTTTGCTACAACTTCTTCAAGCTCTTTTCTCTTACGGACTCTGCTGTCTATAATCTCAGCAACGCCTAAGGTCTTCGGCTCTCTGAATATTCCTTTTGAGTGTGGAAATTTAGCATTCAACTCTTCAACAGATAACTCTGTTTCTCTGTTATCGAAATCTTTCTTTTGTTGTGTAAAAATCTCGTTAATTCTGTTTATGGAGTTAATAGGTGTGCTCTCAGCGCCAAGAGAAAAGCTCGCGCTCATAGCTTCCCCGCCCGTAGCATCAGGGATCATGGTGGCCATATCATTGTTATCATAAATAGGCTCACCCTCTTTTAAATCCACAGGAAATAACTTAGGAGACCCGCCTATTGAATCACTTTGAACGGCCATATTAGAGGCTCCCCATTGGCTCTTTCTCAATTCTTAATTTATCTGTTTGAAACTTAAACACTCCAGGTTGTCTAACATCTAACAAGCCTGAACCAATATCCTTTAAGTCAAATTCTAAAGGCTCTCCGCCGCTAGAGACACCCATCTTTTGTCCATTAGCATTTGTGTAAACAAGTCTTAACCTGTTCATCCCGGCCACTTCCCATCTTGCATTATCAGATAAAAACTCATAAGTGTTTTCTGGAGACCTGCCTGGAGGTAGGTCTATATTCAGTTTCTTTAGGTTTTCAGGGAGAGAATTCTTATCAATAAATGTTCTAACAGCTTCAGTACTAATTCTTTCTCCATTTATAACATTAGGTATAAGCACGTGAGAATTACTTTCTTCTATAGCAGAGAAATTTGTATTAACATACAGACTAACTGACTTTTCTACAGCATCGTCCATTTCTTCGCCATCAGACATAAGAGATTTCGTATTCAAAGATATCTGCTCTCTCATAGACTTAAGGAAACCAACATTAGAATTATCGTTCTGAGTAATGCCGAGAGCGTCCTTAAATTTTATATAATCATCGTTATCGTCTATAGCTGTTGGTATTTTTTCTTTAAGGCTAACATTTTCAGCACTAAGTTTAAATCTACTTTCGATTTGATCTCTGTTCTTCATGTTCTTTATTACACGTTGAGACGACTCTGACTCACCCATATAACCAGCAACAACTATTCCCTTGTTTCCAAAACCTTGAACCTTATCAACTTGAGTCATGATCTCATTGAAGTCATCACCATACGCTAGCTTCATAGATTTTATAGTTGCATTGATTTGGCCTTCGCTCCCGTTGTCTAGCCTGCTCGCGTAGCCGTATAATGTTTTAACAGGTAGCATAGCTTTTAAGCCCATAGACTTAGACTTAACAGATAACTTGTTCCACGAAGCCCTAACAGCATCGGTGTCCGGCTCTTGGGTGTAATCAACAACAGAGTTAAAATTAGCTGCGTCTTGAGCAAATTCTCTCTGATTGTGCTTTATAATATAGCCGCCAGGATCATAGGCTCTTTCTTTTTTAATTCGGTTTCGCCCTACCTCCAAAGAAGAACTAAGCTTTCTTCTCTCGTTTGCCGTATCAGCAACGCCCTCTAAATTAAAAACGTGAGAATCTAACTCCTCATTGTCCATATCATGTAAACCAGCAAGTCCCGAATTTTGTTTCTTTAGAAGCTCTATATCGTTTAAGAAGATCTGTCTTCGAGCAGGGTCTTTTACTTTCCTGGCCTGAAGTTCAAGATTAGCTATAAACTTAGGATCGGTCTCTATACCCTCTCTAGTCTCAGCATTAAGATCTCTTATTCCCTCGCTAACACGAAGAGAGGACTCTCTGCCATTTTGCTTTATTTTAGAGAGTGTTTTTCTCTTAAGCTTAATTATTAATTCAGGGCTTACTCTCCCTATCATTTGCTTTCCTATACCAGCATTATCTTTACCTTCTAATAGTTTTAAAGCTGATGGAGCTTGGTTATTGAATAACATTCCCTCAACCATGCTTTCTACATGCCGCTCTCTCTTCCCTTCAAGGAAAGGCTTTCTATCCCCAGGGTTGAAATGTACACCCATTGAAGATCCATAGTCTCTATCTATATCGTCAAGCTGTTCAAGAAGAACTACAGGATTAGGACTGTTTGTTTGATCTACAGCTATGTCCCCAAAGAAGTCATTAATGTTATTCATTTGAGTTTTTGCTTTATCTGCCCTAAACTCCGCTCCAGCATCTAATATAGCCTTATTAGCTACTCCTTGAAGCCTGCCAAAATTAGCGCCAAAAGCACCGGGAAAAGGGGCTTGATCTCTGAATTTTTCTAATCTTTCTTTTGCAAAATCATTAAGTCTTTCATCTAATGGTTTTAATTGAGGGCCAACTTCCTCGAGCATATCTTCTTTCTTCTCAGCAAGATCTTTCTGATATTCTCTAGAGGCATTAAGACCAAAGTCTAGAGACTCAGCATGGGCTCTTTTCTCTGACAACATTGAACCAGCTCGCTCGATCGCTTTTCCTAAATTAACTTGAGCGGCCCCTTCTATAGCTGCCCCGCGCTGAACGTTCGGAGCCTGAGGAGTGCTGAGTTGACTAGTTGCCATTTTTGATTTTGGTATAGTTGGCATTATTCTTTCCCTTTATCCTCTGGAGAAAAGTCGGCAAATCGTCCTGCCACACTGGCCCCCGTAGTAATTAGAGATCCAAGGTTTTGAGTTCTTGCGGCTCTTTCCCCTGCTCTTCCAGCGGCGGCTGTAGCGGCCCCTCCAGCTCTAATGTTTTTAGCTTCAAATTCTGCGCTTCTTCCTGTTTCATAAGCTTGTCTTTTTGTATTTGCAATGTTTTCTTCAAGTAATAATAAAGGACTGCCGCCGCCTACATCAACCCCAGCTTTAGCAAAGCTTGACACCTGCTTAGATTCTAGTTGCTCACCTTCAGCCTTTATAGCTTCAACGTTAACTTTAGATCTTCTAAGCACCTCATCAGCTCTTTTATTGGCTAAAAACTGTTGAAGTTCTGCGGCCTTTCTAGCAGCTCTTGCTGCTTTTCTATTTCCATCAGCCCCTATTATTGTGCCAACAGCTTGCATACCTGCGAATGCTAATGCGAATGACATTACAAAGCCCCCTTATTCATACATAATACCCCTCATAACTATTCCAGACAAAAACATAGGAAAGGGTGTATCTGAAGTTACTATGACAAACGCCTTTCTATCGGGATCACTCGGAAAGAATACTATCTTATCCCCAGTAAATAAAGGAATAGGTGTGTCCATTACTAAATTAGCAGGTCTAAAATTGATTATATCAAGAGATGACTCGTCAGAACCATAACTGGCGCCAACAGTTCGATAAAACCTGAGCATTGCTTTATCTATCTTAGAGATGCCGCCCTGAGCAGACCCAGCGGCAGAGCCAGCCTCTATTGGCAAAGTCTTAATAGTAGTGGTATATTTCAATCCTATGATTAACTCACTGGCAAAATCAACCTCTGAAGAGATATCAATTTCTCCGCTCGAAACAGTATAGTCTCCGATATAAAAACCATCAGCGATAACTTGAACTTCTTCCCCTTCTAGATGTCCTATAGGAAAATTCTGCCCAGTGATAAGGGCCGAACTCCTCACCCACTCTGTCGGAGTAAAGTCTTTTGTGTTTGTTACAGACTCAGTAACAACAACTTCATCAATAAAGTAATCAGTAGTACCTGAATTTCCTCCAAGCCAAAACTCATCCGCATTATTAAATGTATGGCCAGTTACATCAATGTCGCTACCAACCTGTCTACCATTAAGGAAAAGCCTAACTTTCTTTTCAACATCAAAATCATAATTAATCTCGAGATCATAAATCTCTTCTTTAACAAATGCAAAATCTTCGGCCACAACATCAGTTACTAAGGCCGCCGCATCATCCCTAACTTTCAAGCCAATAGATACATAATCTCCAGAACCATTGTCATCTACATCTAACAATATATTGGCGTCACCGCTTACCGTGTCCCATAAAGTTGCTATAGGAGTCTGAGCCACAAATGGTGCGACATCAGGTCTGAAGGCGACTTTGATAGTTCCCTTCTGTCCAGAATCAGCACTTATAGTATATTTAGCCGTAGAGAGGGCTCCTGAAGTCATATCTAGCCCGTCAACAGAAGAAACAATAGTGCCCGTTATAGCCGGAACTTGGCTACCGTAATCCATGTTTACATTAGCTCTAAAAGTTGACTGAGCATAAGTATCTGGAGCCGAGCGAATATAAATGGCTGAGTCACAATAAACAGGTTTTTCTTTTATGTTATTGCTTGAATTTAAAACAGTATTAAACTGAAATTCTTTTCCGGCCCGTTCGATATAAGTGACAACAGACCCATCAATAGTTCTTTCTACTACAATCCATAAGTCGTCATGATCGTTATTTGGACTAGAAACTGATGCAATAGAATGAACCTTAGGAACATCGCTGCCATTTGTCCCTCCCAAAACATGAGAGTGCCATGCTACAATGTCTTCTTCTCTGTCTCTGGTACAACCATACAAACCACCATTATTATCAAGACACCAGATAATACCGTTATCAGCTTCCTGATTTACTATATATTTAAACCTTGGAGAGTCTGCATCTGTAAAGTTATCTAAAGATTTTTTAACAATATGCTCGCCTAAAAGAGTTATGTCTTTTGCTCGAAAAGCATCCTCATCTCTATTGAAATAGATTTCTCTCATTTTTTGTCCAGATGTTTGAACAAAGATCGTTGTGTTTGAAACCTTTATTGCCTGAACATAAGAAGATCCATGAGAGGTCTCTGGAGAAAAACTTACTGCTAGTGGTCCCATTGCTTGAGTAGCATCACCTTGAGCTATATATTCACGGCCCCTAGTTCCAATGAATAAAGTCTTACCTGGAACCATCCATTGAATTTCTGAAGCCTCAGTAGAGGCTATTGAAAAACTAAAAGGCCTATCGTTTGTTACTGTGCCAAAAGCCGGATCTTGGGCAAATCTTACTGCCATCAGTTCAAAGATGTCTCCTATCTGAGACCCCCAAATTGTATCAGGAGAACTCGATGCTCCTCCTAGATATAATCTTTGTTCAAAAAATGTAATTGTGCGCGGCCATCCTCGGCGGTCAGACCATGCAGATTCATTCCATGTTGAATAAGCCCCTGTCCCTGGAAGTGTCGCCTTAACAACCCCGGTGGCACTTGTTGGACTAGCTACAGCAGTTACAACAAAAACGCCCGTGTTTCCTCCTGTAGTTAACTTGAAAGGAACCCCTACGTGACCATCGTCCCAGAAATCTATGGCACTTGTAATGGTGGCTGTGCCCGTGGTGGCTGATGCCTGAAGAGTATGAGCAGAGTTAGTGTTCTCTCCGAAATAAGCCCATGACTCCCAGTCTTCGACCGAGGTTATTCGCTGTCCAGAATCTGTAGTGGCCGGAATAGCCCATAGCTCCCCGTAGACAAAAGTATTTTCTGCCGTTCTTCTTATATAAATAGTAGGATGATTTTTGTGAGATAAAAATAAGAAGTCACCGTTCTGTGCATATTGCACTTCGTCTAAGTCACCCTCTAGATATCCTCCAAAGGACTTATAATCGGCCAAGGTCTCTGAACTCACATCGGCCTGAAGCTGGTTATCTGTTCTTATTACCCGAATATGCTCATCTGCTTTTGGCCCGAGAACAACAATGTATTTTTCGCTAGAGCTGATTGATAAAGGTAACACTCTATACTTACCAGCTAAGGCTGTGTCTCCGCTAGCTCCAGCAAGTAAACTTGAAGATATAAACTGAGTCCCTGCTCTTCTTGAAACCCCGCCCTGAGGCAAGACCGCTGCATTTTCGAGATCTTCACATCCCTCTTTATATTCCCTTAAATCCGTACGAGAGTGAGCTTTAGGCGTTAGTTCTCCGGCTAAAAAGTTGTTTTGTATATTTCTGTAACGCGCCATTAGAACCTACTGTTTACCCATTCACTCGCCTGGACATTCATTAAATGTCCTTCTTGAGCATCAAAGCTTCTAGCTTTTCGCAATAGCTCTTGGTAAACAGCTAGTAATTGTTGTTGATAAGATGTTGATTGGACTAATCCATAAGATAAATCGGCAGCTAGTCTTGTTGCCAAGACTTCAACAAAAGTTGGAGAATATAGAGAAACTGCCGTTACCCGTTTAATATATAAAATTTTAATAGCATCTACGTTTGCAAGTAAAACTCTTACGTCAGAATCAGGCCTTGTTTCTACTGACCATTCTACTTCTGTTAAGTTTTGTTGATAATTTTGATCTTCACCTATTACTCTTAAGCAATCAGATGGTAAAATAAATTCAGATGAATATTGATATTCAGGAGTGTTTGTTGTTTTTGCTAATTCTTTTCGAGCGATAGCAAAGTTCCAAGGATGAGAAGATAAAACCTCATCTCTTAATATAGGGTATTGATGATTACAATATCGTGCTGTCTTTGTCTCATCATTGAGGCTGAGAATTAACTCAGCCCCAACTTTGATCAATGCACTATTACAGATTTGTACTTCTGATGTAGCCACTGAATATTCCTATTAGTCTAAAGCATAGTAGATTATTACTTCTATAGTCCCGCCTGCGTCAGTTGCAGTCGTCGCTAAGATTTCAACATCAACAGCTTCCGAAAAAGTTTTGTAACCACCAGCAGTAGCAATGCCATCTATAGCCAAACTAGATACTTGAGCGGCAGTCTTTACATCAACCCCACTTAAAAATCCGTCTGGATCAGCGACTTCGCCGCCAGCAGCACTAGCACCCCAGCCAAGGTCAAAAACCCCAACAGATCCTAAGTCATCAGTCTTAAGAATTGCATCATAAACTTTTGCGCCAGCAGGGATTTTTCCTACCTTGATAACATCGTTTATAGCAACTGCGCCAGCAGCTTCATAAAGATCGTAAGAAACTCTAAGTCTTCCATGCTGTTCGTTGACGTTAACCTTCACAGAAGGAACAGTAACATCCATTTTTGTGGCGTTTACGCCGTATAATGTAGACATTTAAGCCTCCCTTAATTAAGATTCATCACAAAGAATTTCTAACACTTTCTCATCTTCAAGTCTAGTTGATCCAATATTCATTGAAGCAAATACTTGAGTAGAGTAGTTTTTATCTTCTCTTTCGCTAATTCTTGTTTTCATTTCTTCACCTACAGACAGAATCATCCCGTCCTCAGCCCAACATAACACTTTTCTAAAACCGTCAGCGTCAGTAGAAGATCCATCGTATAATCCTGTAGCAGGATCGAACAATAAAGCACCACTTTGGTTAACAAGTCTTTCGATTTGGATAAACTCAAAGCCCATAAAGGTGTTGATATCACCCTGAACTAGAGCCTTTACAGTATTGAAATCTGAGCTTGTAACTTCAGTTTCAGAAAGTAAAGATTCAATTTGGCTAGAAGTACATGCAATGTAACGTTTGATTGATTTATCAATCTCGTTAGCATCAAAATTCTTCTTAGCTCTGCGAAGAGCTTGAACATTTAAGTTAGCTGAGCCTGTGCCAGCAGCATCGCAAGCCATGATTTTTTGGCCAGTTCCGAGAGGAACAGCAGTAGCTCCTTCTTCACCAGAATAAGCGTTACCACTCATTGCAGCAATAAGTTCATCGTCCTTAGCTCTGCCGAATGCCCACATAAAAGCTTGTGCATATTGGCTAGTAGGATCAATTAACATTCTCACTTTATCATCGTCGTCAATTAAATCTGCGTGTTTGTAGCTAGATAAAGTAACGCGTCTTCTAGAGTGAGGAGTGTCGATTAATGGTGTATCCGCATGGCGGCCCGTGTGTTTTTGAGCAACAACATTTCCTAATCTCTCAAAAAACTTACTCTTACCTTTTTGGCTTTCCATTCGGACAGCGGCTTGTAAAAGTGAACCTTTTTGTTGAGAAAGATGGAATATGTTATTTTCAAATTGCTTAGTAAAAGCTTCAGTAATTTGATTAGACATATTTTGTCCTCCAAGTAATTATTAATAAATTGCATATCTTCGCTGAACTACCCGAAAAACGGATTCAATTTGTCTAGACCTTAAACATCGGGATCTTGCGATTTGTCCGACTAGAATCTAAGAAAGGAATATACCCCTAAAGTGAAATTTTAGGGGCATAAATTTTAAATGTCAAGCAGGACTAGGATGTTTCTTTTGAAGAAGCACTTCAACTTCTTTAACAGCAGCCGCATGGTTGGGATGTCTCTGATCATAGTAAGGGCCTTTGATGTCTCCCATAATGGAATTAATTTGGTCATCAATACCTTTTGAGTCGATACCCGTTCCGTCTCCTCCTCCTACCAATCCATCTTCCTCTAATAACCCACTAATTTTCATGAACATTTTGATGAAGTTAGGATCGTCCCCCATTCCAGATTCATTAACCCATGAGAACAGCCCCTCATCATCTTTAAATAGATGTTTAAATGCGGCACTGGCTTGATTAACTTTTGTGTTGTATTCGGCGCCTAATTCTTTCTTGAATTCTTCAAGTCTAGAATCGACTTCATGCGTAATTCTTTGGTCTTCATCTTCAAGAGCTTTATTGTTTGCTTCATTATACCAAGTAAGAAGATTATTTAATTGTCCTGGCATAATATTATTCTCAAAAGCTACTTGTTTTATTTGAGTGATAAACCCATCATCAAAGGCAGAGCCTTCTGGAGAGGCTACTTCATATTGGTCTAAAGACTCTGGGTGGCCTAATTTTCTATAAAGAGAGGTCCAGTCATCAGGCGTGGAGTGTTTGCCGGGGACTACTACTCTGTCCATCCCAACTTGCTTCTGAGCGTGTATATAGCTCTTAGCCAATGATTGTATATCGTTAATAACGCCCATTGAGGGTTCTGATCTAAGCTCTTCAGATAACGATTCTTTCCAGTTTTCTGGGATGTTAATTGAAGGTACGTCGATAGGAGTTGGTTCTGGCTCTGGAGATGGCGCCGGGTCCGAAGGTGGCGCTGCCGCTCCCCCTCCGTCTGTGAGGATATTAAATTTAAATGTTGATTCACCATAATTCGTCTTCATGTTGTTCTCCTTCTTTTAAAAGTGTTTTAAGTTGTTTTATATCTGTATTCAATTTGGACAAAATATCAAGAGCACCTTTTCTGGTTCCCTCGTTAAATGCCGTAGAATAAGGGTCTCCCTGGACGAATGACGAATGCCATATGCCAGAACTCTTTAAGATACTTTTCAACACTCTCTTTCCGTGAGGAGTACTAAAAGTCTGTTTATAATCTACAATCGTAGCAAGGCTCCGCTTTGCTACCTCTTTAGAATTTTGTTTACTCATTATTGCCCTTGTCCTATGGCGGCTACTGGAGCCAACTTACTGGCGTTTTCAGCTTTCTGTTGTTCCTCTAGTGCCTTTTGTTGTTCCTCTTGCGCTTCTTGTTTTGCTTTTCTCATTTCTTCAACTTTATCTTTATCTCTTAAAATCTCCTGAGGAGAACTATATAGTTTAGATAAAAATCTAACAGCAGCATCTCCATCAAAATTATCCGCAACACTAGGATCTACTTGCATAAACGGAGTGGCCGCCTCGAAAGTTCTTAGTATGTTTTGAGCTTCAGAAATTCTTTGAGTTTTAGCTATTAAAGACGAGTATTGAACATCAAGCTTTACTCCGTCTAAAACATCAGGGTGTTCTGAGAACATGCCTCTAGCAATCATTATTTCAAAGACTCTGTCTATCATAGGCTTAAGAAACTCTGATTGTTGCCTTCCTAATACTGGGCCTAATAAGCGCATTGATTCTTCTGTTCTCTGAAGAACCTCAGTTGCTGTCATTTGAGGACCTTGTTTTAAATTCAGTTGATCAACAAAGAAAGACTCTCTTACTCTTTCTCTGCTTTGATTCATGGCCTCATATCCAAAATCAATTCTAGCATCGTTACCAAAAGATTCAATCCTATCAGGCGTCCCTGCTCTGTAATAATTTAAGCTCCCAGGACGAGTTCTTACTGGCATTATAAATCCATCATCAGGAATTTGCAGTGCCGGGTCTACTACTTTTTGAGCGCCACGAAGGGTTGTTTCGGTCATTTTATTTAATGTTTTTACTTCTGGGAGGGCTACCATTGCAGGAGATCGACCATATATCTCTCCAGATGTTTTACTCCATCTTGGGACGACATAAGGCAATTCTCGAAAACCTGAGGCTCTTAATTGGTGCTTTTCTTCTTCAAGAATATATTGTGAAACAAAGCGCAAACCAACCTGTTTTGATGGCTCTATCTCTTTAGGATAAACGGCTTGAATTATTTTCCACTTCTTGCTCTGGCTGGGGTCTTTAAGTTGTTTCAAAACTTTTTCCCCAACATTTTTCTCCCCAAATTCTGCAATAATTTGAGAAGCGTCCCAACTAAATTCTCTATATACTTGGTCAATAACTCCGAGATTATTTTCGGCTACAAATATAGAGTCGATAATATGTGTTTTAAATCTAACAACTTTATCGTTGTCGGACTCAATACTCATAGCTCCAGTGCCGAAACCACACAGGTCTAAATATAATTCATGAACTTCTGTTTGAAAATTTGAATTATTTAAAACATTGTGCATTTTTCGCGAAGACTCTTGTAACCATTTTCTGACTTGGTCATTATCATCAAGTTCTAAATTCCCGGTTGTAAGCTCAAAGAAAAAACCATTCGGATTTGTTAGGAGGCCGTGGAGGGCCCCTGCCAACAGTTCTAAAGATTTCATTCCTGTATTGTCAAATAAATGTAAATTCCTTTTGTCGCCCGGAGTTCTCTTCGTGTTTATAATATCTTTTCTCGGGATCATGTATTGAGCAATTTCTTCCCAGTGATTAAGCCAGTTTATTCTAGCATTTTTGAGAGCATCTCTTTTTGAAATTACTTGCTGAGGTGTTAAAATCATCTTGTTGCCTTATCTAGTTAGTATAGTCTGGCTTCTGCCAGGACGATCTGCTAAAAGCTCAGATCTCGCTTGTGATTTTTGTCTTTGTTTAAACTTAGCTTCTTTGCCTTCTCTTGCCGCCGAAAATGTTGATCTTAATCCCTTCTCTTGTTCTGCTGAAAGAAGAGATCCTTTCTCTCCAAAACCAGAGGTAAGCTCTCTTCTTGTTAAATCAGAGATGGCTTCATCCTCTCCTATCTCAGAGAGTAACAAAGATTGTCTTTTCAAGCTCGTTTGTTTTAGGGCAGCGGCATCAGCGTCTTGTTTTTTTCTCATAAGCCTATTAATGTTTCCAGACTTAGAAGATCTTTGACCTTCTGCAAATGCTAATAAATCACTTTTTTTACTCATACAATGCCCCCTTTAATATGAAAATACATCATAATCCATTTCTGCCTGTCTTGGCAAATTCTTTCCTTTAGTTTTAAATTCTTCCCCCCTTGAGCCAAGGGCTAAATACCTAAAAGCATCTGCGGCGTGAGACGCCCAGTTATGTTTCGGTTTATTTAAAAAGATTTTTTCCTTTGCGTCCCATTTTTTTTCGTAAGACCTTAGGGCCTCAAGACCTTTCCTGCAATTATCCTTATCAAACCAACACTTAGGTATTAAGTTTCTAGCAGCCTCAATCCCGTCCTCTATGGACTGTCTCTTTAAAATAAATGTTCTTAATCCTAAAGATTTGAAAACCTCTTGCCTTGTTCTTCCTGTCTCAAGAGAACGGGCTGCCGCGTCATGTGGTAAAACGTGATCCCCATAAATATAGGGCTTATCTTTAATCATTTTGACGTAATCCGCTATACCTATGCCTGAATTCTCCTCGTAGTCTATTATGTGATATTCTCTGCCAACTTGTTGCATAAACCAAATGGCCGTAGAATCACCAATGCCAAGATCCCAAAACGTATCTACAGGAATGGCATTATCATAAGGAACTTTTGTAATTTGTTTTTTTGCATCTATTCTATCTATTATTTTCCCGTAATAGGAACCGACCAAGGCTGCGCTAAAGTCACACTCATATTCTTGATTATATTCTTCCTCACTCATTGTCGCCTGATTGTCTTCAAGCTCTTTTTTGGAAAGAATATTTGTTTCACTTGCTTTGAACATGCAACGGAACCAGCCGCCGAGCCTACCTGCCGCATTATATATGTCCCAAAATTGGTTTCTACCTTTTGGAGTCCCAATAAAAACGGCCCATCCTTTTCTGTCTGAAAGAGTCGGACGAACAACCTGAGACCAGACCGTAGGGTCCATTTCTGCATATTCATCTAAAACAGCTCCGTCAAGATAAATACCACGAATTGAGCCCGGCCTTTCTGCCCCCAAAAGCATAATTCTTATCATATCCCCAGCCCACGGCCTTGGAATATCTATTCGAAGATCGGCTTCATTTGGGTTCGCCCCTGGAATTTTCATGCAATAATCTTTAAACATATTCCATGCAACACGCTTAGCCTGGCCAAAGGTCGGGGCTATATAGGCATATTGTGGGTTTCTTTTTTCACACCTAAGGGCCTGATCTATAATTTCAGCTAAACAGAATACCGTTTTTCCAAAACGTCGATGACACACTATAACATTGAATCTTTCTAGTTTTCTGTGTAAGTAATTTTGATGTTTTCTTGGGCTATAACCAAGAACTATTTTTTCCTCAGACATTCTCGCCTGCGCCCTCAACTTCGCCCCCGGCAGACTTGTTTTGTTTCACTATAGTGCTTATGATTTCTACAGCTTGATCTACTGCCATCCATTCTTGATCTGAGCGCACTACGTTTCTCTTATTAAGTAAAAGAGTTATATTCATTAGGGCTTGCTCTGGTGTGAGTGCTTTTTGT